TCTATGGGTTGTTTAAAAGATATGTCTCATGAGAGTAATAAGTGGCTTAAAGGACGATTACATAACTGGGGTCACGCATTTGCTATTGTTGATTGGTTTGACAATGGTGAGTTTAAAGTAGAAACAGTAGAGATTAAAGATGGTAAAACAAGTGTTTGGGGAGAGATAATAGATGGAAACAAGTAACTCAACTGGCGGTCCTATGCAAGGATCGTCTACTAACTCCTCTAGAAGAACGTATAATATGAAGAGTAAAAAGAAAAAAGTTAAAATGAAAAATATGATGGATATAACTAGAAACAAAAAGGTGAAGTTATGATAAATACAAGAAATAATCCTTTACTCAATAAAGCTCAAAAAGCTAGTGGTAAAAAAGATGGATTAACTGGTAGAAAATTAGGTTACTATTTAGGAAATAAATTAGGTATGGGAAATATCAAAGGTGGTAAAACGTCTTTAGATAAACTTATTGAACCGCTTAAAAGATACTAATGGCAAAAAAAATATTAAATTTAAATAACTTTAGTGGAGGATTAAATAATTCTGCTGCTCGTAGGGATTTATTGCCTAACGAATTTGCTGTATTAGATGGACTAGATAATGAATTTTATGGAAAGCTAGTACCATTAGGTAAATTAACCGATAGAACAGTAAGTGGGTTGCCTACTAGTAATACACTTAAAGATGGTTCAGGTTTATTACATTTTAATTCTGATGTTAAGATCCACAACACTAGTGAGGTAGCTGGAGAGTATCTAGCTTATCATGATGTAAATAACAAAGGTGTAAAATTTATAGAATTAATAAGTGGTAGCGATACAAAGCAAGACACAGTGCACGGAGGTACTGTTACTATTGGTGATAGTAGTTTTGCTGGTGAAGTAGATATGTTTGCATTAGATGGAGATATAAGAATATATGGAACACATACGCTATCTACTACTGCTAATACTTTTAGCCTTCCAAAGATTATACAAAGAATTAAATATACTAGAAATTTAGCTAGTGCTACTACATTACAAGTAGTAGAAGACAAAGTAAAAGCAAATGATATACATTTAGCACCAGTTACTGTAGGTTCGTCTGCAATATATGATAATACAATGCATAAAAAAGGAGGAGCTAGTTCTCCTAAACCTATAAGTGATTCTGAAATATTTATGATAGATGATGCTACAACTAGCTTAGGCTATTATAGCGGTCAATATAGTTATGTTAATTTTACACAAACATTATTAGGTAATTATTTAAATGCTCATGATGATGTATCTAGTACTAATTTTGGTGGAATGCTTGTTGTTGCATACTTTAATGGATCACCTTCATCTGTTTCACAAGACGACGAAAGTTCTATTGTAGTATATAAAAGTACTTCTAATAAAATTTATGGATTATGGGGTACTTTAATATACGATGACAAACAAGAATCTGGACCTACTTATTTAGGAGACGTGAAGCAGCCAAGTTTATCTGAAAACAAAGTTAGACAAATGCATTTAGCATTTGCGGGTAGACCATCTAAAAAAGATAGAGTTACAGGGTTTAAAATATACTGGGCTTTAATAGATAGTTATGCAGTAATGGGACAAGAAGTATCTGGAGATGTTGGTCAACGTTACATGTTAGCAGAAGTTAACTACGAACAAGGTGTAAGACTTACAGGTGAAACTGGATTTTCTAAGTTTGATATTAAAAGCATGGGTAGCTCAGCTAAAAATCATTACGTATTTCCTTCTACGGGGTTTGGCGTAACTACCGTTTTTGAAGGACAAGCATTAAGTGATTTAAGTATAGAAGAGCCTCTACTGTCTGAAAAACACACAGCTATAGGAAGGCCTAACACAGGCGGTAAAACGTCCACAGTAGTCAATAGAAAGCTTTATATAGGTAATGTACAGTACTATGATGACAATAATGTAAGAAAAACAGCTAATGATAGACTTATGAAGTCTAATGTTAACGATTTTGATTTTTTTGATGCAGATAGTTTTATAGATGTAGAAGTAAATGATGGTGAAGATATAACAGTATTAGAAAATTTAAGTGGTAGAATATTACAATATAAACAAAATACATTATATATTATTAACGTAAGTAGAGATATAGAATTTTTAGAAGGAACTTATGAACAACGTGGTTGTTTAAAGCATTCGCATTTAGTCAAAGGCGAAGGTTTTGTATCGTGGCTAAACAAATTTGGTTTATTTATGTACGATGGTAAACGATTAATTAACTTAATACAGTCTAAACAAACTGGTCAAAATAAAGTTGTATGGTCTGATATATATACAGATAGTATAAAGTTATCTTATGTGCCTAAAAAAGAACAGCTGATCTTGTTAAAGAAATCAACAAACACAGAAGGTAAAAGTCAAATTATTTTATTTGATTTAAAATCTATGTCATTTGTAAAAGAAACTACGTCTGGTATTAGTGGACAAAGCTACGAACCTTTTACTACTGACAATAGTACCAATATAGTACAAGATAATAACGGGGAGTTGTTAGCTATAACTAGTAATAATTATGCATTAAAAAAATGGGCAGATGCTAGTTGTGATAAAAAATACAGTGCAGGTGTAGTGTTAATGGAAACAAAAGAGTTTACATTTAAAAAACCTAATACACCTAAAAATCTTACTGCAGTATATATATCTGCTAGAAATGGAGATAATATAAAAGTACAAGTAAGAGCACACACGTCTGGTAGCAATAACAAAGATTTGGTAGATCCTAACTCTACTGCAAATAATAATTTATTACCAACGAGTGACGAGATGTCTTATAAAAAAATTATAGTTAACAATGCAAAATTAAAAACTACTGCTAGTGAAAAAGTGTACGGATATTCTGTGCTATTAACAGTAGTAGCTGATGGTGACGTACAATCTGATTTAGAAGTAAATGATATCCAATTAGTTTATAGAGAAATGGTAACTACATGAGTAGAAGAGTTATAGACATAGCACGTAATAATGCAAATTTTATTCATCCTACTTTTAATAAAATACTTCAAAGGCCACCTTCTAACAATGAAGGAAATTTGGGGGATACTAGAATAGTAAGATTAGGATTAAAAATGTATACTTATGTAAAAACAGAAAAAGGATGGCAACGTAATGTATTTGAAAAAAATCCTACAGAATCTACTGGAACTGCAACAGAAACTGCTGCAGGTACAGATGTGCCTACTATAACAAATTTTGCAGCAGCGTATACACAGCAAGCAAGTGGACCTCAAATAGTTTTAAGTTATGGTTTTTCAAATGCTACTGGTGTTACTGATCAAAAATTAAGAAGAAGAAAAAGAGCGGGGGGAAGTAGTTCTTGGAGCAGTCCTGTTATATGGAATGGATCAAGTTGGGTTACAGATTCTACAACAGTTGTAAGTATAGCTAATAATTCATCTGCTAACTTTACAGATACTGCTGCTCTTGGATTAACTAACTCAGGGTCACAACAAGCTGATACATTTATGTACACGTTAGAAGCTAAATTTGGAGCTGCTGTAGTAGGTCCTGAAACAGTAGAATCTAATACTGGTATAATATTTGTAGGTACATCATACAATCAAAGAATTACGTATACAGAAAGTGGTAGTGGAGTAAGTGATGGAGATACAACAACTGGTTATTGGTCTGACGGTAAATTAATAGAGTGTGCTTCTAAAACAGCAACTCCTACAGATTTAGACACAACTAGTGGACAAGTAGCTTACAATTCTTCTATCGATGAATTTAGTATTTATGGAGATTTTCAACAAAATGCATTTGGTTTAAATAAAACTATTTACTCCAACACTGGTTTAAGTAGTGCTTTAGGTACTGGAACTAAATACACTAGAGAAGGACAAGGCTTAAACGGTTCTGAACCTAGCCTATATAAAACTAACAGTAACGGTACTACTACATTTTATAGGGGAGGATTTCCTAGCGCAGTAACATCTATAGCATTACAAGGAACTGTTGGCACGACTACTATACCTTTACGCATTACAGCAAACACACAAGTAACTAATAATTTTATATTATATAAAAGAGAGCATGGTGGTTCGTATGATGGCGGTACTAGTATTACACCTAGTGCTAAAGGTTATGCAGCTAACACTTCTGTAAATACGGACATTACAGTATCTAATTTGACACAATCACAACGTTACGATTTTAAAGTAGTAGCACAAGGATTAACAGATAGTCTTGCATTAGAAGTAACTAATGCTAATTTAACTACGTCTGGTACTCCAAGTCCTGCTGTTAATGCTAATCCTTCTAGCGTACAACATAGTAATTCGGGTACTGCAGGATATTATTATTCTGATGTAGTTACAGTAGCTGTTACTAATGGAGCTGGTAGTATATTTATACAAGCAGTGCCACAAAGCAATACCTTTCATATTCCTCAATATAGGGTAGCTAGTAGTGCTAGTAACAAAATTACAAGCGGTGGTAGTTGGACTACTGCTAGTGCATACTCATCAGATCAATCGTCTACTATAACACCTAATAGTGGGACTGTGTATGTACAATTTAGAAGTCAGTTAAGTTATAAAGCTTCTACCGACCAATACAGAGAAGGTGTTGCAACATTTAATTTTAGAGAAACAACTAGCAGTGGAACAAGTGTAGATTCTACAGTAGCTGGTATAAGATGGACTGTATTTCAGCCATAAGGAGATATTATGAATATTAATTCAAAGTTAAGCGTTTATCAAGCACAAGCTGGTGCAGAAGTGTCTGTTGATAAAGCACAAGCAGAATCCGAATATAGGGATAGTTTATTAGGAAAAACTATGTATTATGGTACTGCTGCTATGTCAGGATTTACTATGGGACATGAACTAGGTAAAACTATGCAACCTATGATAGATAACATGAAAGTTAGAAAACAAGCTAGGAAAGATTACAATGACAACCAACCAGCTAATTACGGAGGAGCAACAGAAAAAGGCACTCCTTACAATGAAAAACCTCAAGAAAAGTATAATAACTTTAGAGATTTTTACAAAAAAACAGTTAAAGAACCTGCAAAAGCTGCTATGGAAGATGTAGGTCCAATGGAAACAATATATGATGATAAGGGTGAAGTTGTTATAGAAGGTCGTGATAGAACAAGTAACAGGATGGCTGACAAAGCTAGAGTAAAAGCTTTTTATTTAAACAGTGTTACTAATTACGAACCTACTGGAAATACAACTGCAGATGGAGCTGCTGAATTTAAACAAGTAACACCAGGTAGAAATTCAATGGAGTTTTTTCCTACTATGGCAAAGACAACATTTGGTGGACCAGGTTTAGGTTTGCTAGGTTATGTGAATACATTTACAGAAAAAGATATGGAAGAAGATAACAATTCACAAGAAGACGATAGATTTATTGGAGAATCTTTTAACATATGATGATCTACAAAAGGAGTGTTATGAATAATTTTGAAAAAAAAGTATACGTACATATGAAATTACGTGAAGGATATAAAAAAGAAGTATATTTAGATACGTTAGGTAAGCCTACTTGTGGTATAGGTCATTTATTAACAGCTAGTGAAAAAGAAGATTATCCTATAGGAACAGAAGTAGATGATTATATAGTAAAAGAATGGTATTTAAAAGACATTACAATAGCTATGGAAGCAGCAAACAAACAAGCAAGTGTTTTGTCTACTGAAAGTGATAATATAAAAATAGCATTAGTATCTGTTAATTATCAATTAGGTAGAAATTGGACTAAAAAATTTCCGAGTGCTTGGAAATGTTTATGTCATAAAGAATACGATCGTGCTATAGATGAGATAATGTATGCAGATAAAAAAGCAGGTAGACATTCACGTTGGTATAAACAAACACCAGTACGTGTAGAAGATTTTGTAAAAGCAATTAATGAATTAAAGGAGAATCAATAATGATTGAAGATAAGACAGTAGTTCCTAATAGGGAGCAATCATCAACAGCAAAAAATTTAGACGATGAAATAACACAAGGTAAACGTGAAGCTAACTTAGCATATGCACCTCATTTTAATGAGTATAATTGGTTAAAAGCTGTATCACCTAACCTAGTAGTAAAGATAAAGGAGTAGCATATGTTTGCAATAGTAGCAGGATTAATTGGAGCAGCAGCTACTACCTCAGCTGCAAGTAAAGCTAGAGAAGAAGGTAGAAGAAGACGTGGAGTGTTAGGTAGTGTATTTGGAGAATTGCAAAGTAATGCAATAGGATTATTACCAGAAGTGCAAAACAATGAGATAAGAAGACTTGAAACACAAGGCGATAAATTTGATTTAGCAACAGACCAAAGAATTGGTAAATATGGTGCTATGGAAAATAAAATGGGACAAACTGGTTTTGCTGGGTTAGGTACTAATGTTATGGATCCTACACAAGCATTTACAGGATTAGATATGGCTTATCAAGCATCTAATCAACAAATACAAGATCAAAAAGGAATGGAATTAGACTCAATACAAAAAACATTTTATGGTGCTGCTAGTTCAGCTGCGCAAGGTGGAGCAGTATTAGGTACTGATTTTAATCAAGCAATTAAAAATCAATATGGAGGAAACGTATAATGGCGAGTTACGAAACTGAATTTTTACAAGCATTAAACATGGCATCACAAAGTGCTTCTGGATTATTAAAAAGCATAAGAGAACCTGATTATGAAGAAAAATTAGCTATGGAAACAGCTAAAAGAAAAGAGTTAATGGATTATCAACAAGACATAGATATAGAAAGACGTGAAGATGACCAAGGATTTAAGACGGACACTTTAAGTACAACAGAACAAGGACTGTACAATCGTTTAAATCTTAGTCTTGACTCTAACAAAGACTTGCAAAAGAAAAGGTTGGATTTTACTGGTGGTGAAAACAATAAAGATAGAGAGTTGCGTGATAAAATGCAAGTTAGACAAATTGATTCTGCGAAGACATTGCAAGACGATATGCAAGAATTTAAATTTACATTTCAAGATTCTCAAAATGATTTTACTATGACTAGGGATAAAACTTTGCATGGATACGCTATAGACCAAATGAATTTAGGGCATTCACTAAATGTAGATATGACTAACATAAACCATAAAAATGAATTAGATCGAATGTTAAAAGCAAACGACATAAATAAAGATCTGCATAAATTCCTTTCATTGGAAGTTCCAAGATATCAAAGAATGTCTGAAGAAGAACGACAAGGATGGCTTAATGAAAAAATAGATTACAAAGATGGTAATTCTGTTTCTAAAAAAACTAGAGCTGAAGTTTATATGTTAGGACAAAATAAATTAGCACAATCACAAGCAGAAAATAATTTTGAGTGGCAAAAAGGTAATGGTTTTAAGAATTGGGTAGCTAGTGGTACTAATGGATTTATTACTTTTGATGGTACTGGTATGCAAATGCAAACAGCTATTCAAAATGAAAAGTATCAAAAAAGATCAGTTGATTTTAATCAAAACATAAATGACGATCAATATAATATTGCTATTGGAAGAAGGTTTACAGAAGACAGATTATTTAAAGATATGGATCCAACAAATACTAATGCTATAATGACATCATTACAAGGACAATCTGCTTTATATGGAAATATGAATTTAGATAGTCCAGAAAGTTATAAAGCTATATTTAATCAACAATCTTTTACGGCGGATGCAGCTGTTGCATCTTTAAATATAAGAACTGCTGATTTTGATGCTCCTGATAAACCATTCTTTAGTGCTATTAGAGGAGACAATGCTCATAATAAATATTTAACCGAAGGAACTAATAGTCACAATGACATAACTGCTAATCTTTTAAAACGATCTGAAATGTTATCAGCTATAGGTTTAAATAATGCTAGTAGCAGTTTTAAAGATGACCTTGAAGTAGACATTAATAAAGGAATAAAATTAGGTGAAAACTTAATTAAGTCTGCAAAAAAAGTAGGTGCAGATAAAAATACAATAAATGCTTTAATGGAAAAAAATACTATATTAGAAACTTATTTAAATAATTTAAATGCAATTAGATAGAAGAATACAGATACTTGAATCTGCTTTTAATGCAGGTCAATTAGATGAAATGCAATATGCATTGGGTCTAAAAAAGTTTTACGACCGCATACCTAAGCAGTTTGACGCACGTAGTTTGCGTTATATGGAAAGTAAACTAAACGATGCAGGCTTACCCCTTACTGATGGAAGACAAGGCGAATCTGACGGTATTCTTGCACAAGTAACATCTGGACTATTAGAAGGTTTTACAACATTTGGATTTGCAGATGAACCTGATACGTCTACCGAAAAGATAGCAAACTCCTTGTCACATCTTATTGGTTTAGCTCCTGGCGTTGTTGTACAAGCATTATCTGGTGGTGGTGCAGCTACAGCTTTAGTAGCTAGAGGATTACGAAGACAAGCTAAATCTAGAGGTATAAAACAATTTGAATCTATAGCTGGTAAATTAGAAACAGCAGGTAAAAGTTTACAGTATTCTAATAATAAAGTAGCTAGAGCTATGCATGATGTTACTGCAAAAATACCTGGCGGTAAAGTATTTCGTACTGCACAAGCTACTGGAGTAGATGTAAAGACAGGTGAAAAATTATATGGAATACAATCAGTACCAGGTATAGTTGCAAGTTTCGTACAAAAACAAAGTACTAATTTTTTAAAAAACAATAATATTGAAGCTGCAGCCTTTATACATAAAGGTGTGTTTAAGAATAGATTTATGAGTGCAGACACTCGTGACAATATTGTTAACCAATCTGTACACTTAGGATTGTTATTAGGTGCGTCTTCTAGAGAGCAAGGTGCTACTGGTATGGGACAAGCAGCAGTATCAGGTGCTATAGCAGGTGGTATCTTTGGTGGTATTGGTGAGTATGCTAACATAGGTAGAATGTTAGCTAGTAAAAATAACGGAATTAGAACAGCTGGAGAAAAAGTAGTTAGAGGGTTTGCTAAGGCATTAAAAGAACAACCTAATCGTAGAGATCAATTTGAAACTATAAACTTTTTAATGAAAGGTACTGCTGGTGCAGCATACGGTACTACTACAGCTAAGTTAAATGACATGCCATTAGAAGATCAGATATATGAAACGTTAATGGCTGTATTCTTTTCTGTTAATAGTAGAGCAAGTTTTGAAAATAGAGCTACTAGAGATATATTTTCTACAGACAAAGTAATACCAAGAGATTTAAAAATGAAAGAAGCTCGTAAGTGGCTTACTCAGCAACCATGGTATCAAGCAGAAACTCCACAATATCAAGCTTATTGGAGCAGGTATTTAAAAGATATAAAGCTTCAACAGATGGATTATGTTGTTAATAACTATGATGATATAATTGTAGCGTTAGGTCAAGAGTATAAAAATTTAAAAGAACAAGGCATTATAACTCCAGAAATGGAATCAAAAGCTAAGACAGACTCCAAACAAAGAACTATTATATTAGAAAAATTATATGAAGCTTCAGAAAAAGTAGACAAGTCTCATGAAGATACTTTCAATTTAGAAGAAGTAGAAAAAAAGGTAGAAGAAAAAGAATTTGAGTTTTCATCTATAGAGTTAGATAAAGAAGTTAAACATGTTGAACAAGATACGTCAGCAGGTACTGAGTATATACCTAAGCAACGTACACTTAAAAACATATTCATGGATATAAAAAACACTGGAACTAAAGAAGCTAAAGATTTAGATCCACAAACATTACATCAAATGTTTAAAAAGTTAGCTATAGATACAAGCTTTACTCCCGATAGTTTTGTTAAAGAAGTAGAGAGTAAGTTTAAAATTAAAGTTAATGAAGAACAAAAAATGGATTTAATTCAAGCTATACATAAATATAAACATTTAGATAAGTTTAAAATTTCTAGAATTTATTTAGTACCTGAAAAAGGGGAAGGTAGATTAAAGAGAAAAAAAACAGAAGAGCCTGTATTTGAAGAAGAAGCACCAGAAGTAGATGTATACAACAAACCTATTGGTGGTAAAAAGTCTGGTACTAAATCAGACCAAGGTAGTCGTTTAAATAAAATCTATGCTAACGATGATAAGTCCTTACATCTAGATATAGACTATTTAACAACTGTTGTATCGCAAAGATATTATGATGCAGCAGAAGGTAAATATAAACCTGGTTCTAAAATTTCTAACGTATCGCCTTTATCTATAGATATATTTGCATTTCCAAGAGGGAAAAAAGATCCAATTAGTGCTGTAAGGCACATGTCAAAAAAACAATTGTTACAATTTAGAGAAGGTTTAGAGTCTGATGGATTGTATATACACGCAGCAGTAAGCGATACTGGTAGATTACAAGTGAGAGAAGTGCCATGGTCAAACAAAAAAAATGAAACTAATTATATATCTGATACTAATTTAAAATTAATAGATAAAACTATTAGAAAAGAATTAGGTGGTACAGAAGCTAAAAAATACAAGTCTAATGTTGGATTTGTAGTTTGGCGTATGAAAGAAATGAATTTAATAGATACTAAATATAACGCTCAAGATATTATAGATAAACTTCCTGAATATTTTAAAACAGAACCTTATACAGATATTACTAAAATGCAAAAGTATACTAAGCATATGTCTGGCGTAGAAATACCTTTAGAGAAAACGTATATAGACGGTGAATATACGCATATTATATTAGGCGATTTACCTAGTAGTATAAAAAATATGGGCCCTGAAATGGAAGCATTTAACTCTGGTACTGATGGAGCTAGTATGTTAAGAGCTGAAAAGTTTGATGCAAAAGCAAAAGCTTATGGTTTAGATCCTGAAACTGGAGTTATAAAAACTATACACGTTCATAGACCAGGTAACTTTACTGATGGAACAAAACGTGGTACTACTATTATTAAAACAGCTACGTTTAGAATGGACCCTGAAACAGAAAAAATATTAGATAACATAGAAAATAAAATGAAAATGCCGAAAGGTGAGAAAATAGATTACGTTCATTACGATACTTCAGTTAAAGAATTTAGTGGTTCTGATAGACCGCATGGTCCAGGAAAGTTAACTCGAACATGGAAATCTAAAATTGAAGACAATTATATTAACTTAGACGTATATGAAAATTTTAATAAGTTAGAAAAATTAAAACTATTAAGACAAGTTACTTCTAATTTAAATACTATTGACATGGACCCTACTAGTAATGAAGGTGAAGCTTTTTGGAAAAAATGGACAGATATTGTTAACGGTTCTGCTAGAGGAGATATAATAGTAAACAATGAAGTGTCGAAACTATTTAAAAACAATGAAAGAATTAGCAGCAAAGTATCTTTAGATAATATAGATATAAGATTGATAGATCAAATATTAAATGAATCTCCTACGTCTAGAACAGCTAGAAGTATGTTAAGAAAACTTTTTAGTGCCGATAGAACTTCAGAGCGTGACAAAAGAATGGAACAAGATTTTGCGGAGTACGGTAACGAAACTTATAATAAACAACTTATAGAAGATTATTTAATCTCATCAGATTTTGAACCTGGAGCATTTATGCGACCAGGAGTTATAGAATTTGTTAATGAAAGAATATCTCAATACATGTTTAAAAGATTGACTAGGCCCGTAATAGAAGAGTCGTTTAGTTCTAAGTTAGGTTTGTATGATTATGCTATAAGAAAAACAATCTTTAAATACTCTACCGCAAAACTAGGTTTAGCTGATAACGAATTTTTATTATATGAAGGTGCACGTATTATTCCTGTTACTGATCCTACTACAAAAAAGAAAAGTACTATAGGTAAAGTCTTTGATAAGTTTGAAAAAGAATACGACCTAGATAAAGATAGCGACGTTACTAAAGAATTAAAAGAATCGTTAGATAATGTTATGTACATACGTTCTCCAATGGTTAGTAATAGTGGTGTTCGTATTGGTAATTTTGTAGGATTTGCTAAAGGTAGAAAAGGTTTATCTATTGTAACAAACGAAGTAAATGACTTTAATATGAATGGTGCGGACAAAGACATTGATTCTGCTCACGTATTCTGGGGAATGCCTAAAGAGATAACTAAGGTCTATGCTAGACCAGAAATACAAAATCAATTATTAAAAGAAGACGGTACTATGATTTCATTAAGCGATCGTAAGATTGCTAAAGAATTAGCTAATGCTAAGTTTCCAGAAAAAGAAACTAGAAAGCAACAATTAGCAAACATGATAGACATAGATGCAAAACTAGACAATGGTATGTATAGCTCTATAGGTAAAGACAGCGTAGGATTTATTACTAATCAATTTCAAATAGCTAAACAAGAGTTTGATTTAAATAGACAGTTGTTAAGTAAAACAGAAGATGGTAGTGGAAAAGTTTCAGAACAGTTAAATAAAATGTCTGGCGTGTGGAAACAATTAATAATAGATCAAAACGTTGTACAAAGTACATTTATTGATGCTAATAAATTAGTAGACGTAGATTTACCTTCAGGCTCTACTGCAAGAATAAGAACTAAGTATAAAGACAATCTTATGGAAAAGGAAGATCGTCAGGTGTTACGTGATATGTATAAATTAGTATTTAGTAAACCTAGAAGAGATGAAGCTCCTTTAGATAGTAATGTAGTTTCACAAGAATATTTAACTATGTCTGAAGGTACTACTGGATATTTAAGACTTGTAGGTCAAAACATTAATGGGTTAAAGATGCAAATAGATCCTTATAATGCCATAGATAAAGAAGCTATTATTCCTCTATTAAAAGATTTATCTAGTGTTATAAAAGATCATCCCTTGTTTAAACAGGCAAACTTACGAGAGTTTGATAAATGGTTTATGGAAGGATTAGATGGTAAAGAAATAGATAATATAAATAATTATCCTAAATTTCTATGGAATAAAATAAACGCTATAGCTGATTTAGGTAGTGCTTTAAAAAAAGCTCAAGCGTTTAAAGAGTATGCTACAGAAGTATTAGAAATGAACCCTAAAAGCGTAGATAATTTTATAGTAGATGTTATTGAGACTACGTTTGAACAGCGTAATAAAATATATCAATCGTTTGACAGAAATAAACAATACTACAAAAAAACTAATACACGTAGTTATGGTGACCAAATATTAGTTACTAAGCAGTCGATGAGCGAACAACTAGAAGCTTTAGCTAATGCTAGAAAAACAGTAGGTAAACCTTTAACTAAACAAGCTAAGATGTTAACAGAAGATTTGTTTGACGTATTTTATATAGCACATCCTGTAATGGATTTAAACTTTACAGGATTTAGAGGCAAGAAAAGATTTGATTTTTTAACAAGAGTAAATAGAGATATTGACGCATTGTTAAAAGAAAAAGCAGCCCAAGTTAAATTAGATAGAGGTACTGAACCGTTTAAAAAACAATCTACTTTACAAGAACTGTACGATCAAAGAGGTGCATTACAACGTGAATATGTAGGTTCTTTGCCAGACTTAGAACAGACATGGTCCATAAAGGCACGAAACAAGCGTTATATGGCTAGAGAACGTTATAATGTACTAGAACAAGCCTCTCAAGAAAAGAAAGCCAGAATCGAGCAATTTAAAAAAGATTTTGATTACGACAACATAATGGATAATATACTGGAAGATATTACACCGCCTACTACAGACACAGCAACTAAGATGCCTGTTGTTGATACAGCTAAGTCTGCTGTAAATAAAACTAAGAAAATTGTTCCAGATTTAATACCTATAGAAATTCTTACTAATGAAAAAGAATTAGATAAGTTGATAGCTGCTAAAAAGAAAGTTACTTCAACACAATCTGAAGCTATAAAAAACGATCTTAAAGATTTAGTTGATGTTGTTAAGTATCAAATTTCTAATGGTAATCCAGACGTATTATATCAAATGGGATCTAAATATTCTACTTTCTTTATGAGAGCAGACAGAACAATAGATCTTATACAAGATGTAGATGGATTAAGATTAAAGTTCTTTGTAAAGCATATGAAAAATGTATATGGTCCTAGTGATGCATTTGATTCTATACGTAGAAATAAACAGTTAATTAACCAAGCAAGAAAAGAATTTTATATAGACATAAGCGAAGATATACCTTTACCTACTTTTACAGAGTACGCTAAGCAAGAAGGCGTATCATTAAAAATGTTACAAGATAAAGAGTTATTTAGAACTACCAGGTTAAACTATAAAAACCTAGTAGATAAATGGTCTGATAGTAATAAAGGTACTTTAACAAAATTAGCTGATGATACTGTAGGAAAAATATTTAAAGATAAGGATAACATTGTTTATGCTTATAATCAAAAAAGTGAAACTATTGTTCCTTTTAAAAATATTGGAGCATTAGAAAAAGCTTTAAAAAATAATCCTGTAATGCAAAAGATATCTGAACAGAATTTATCTACACACATTACAAATAGAATTAATTTTATGTTTCCTATAGATGCTAACTTAAGAAGTCCTAAACAGTTTGATCAAATATTAGGTATTTATCAACGTATAGATGCATTGATTGCNCCCTTTGAAAAAAGATTCCAATTAGATAGAGGTATTAAGTTTAATCCTAAAACAGAACAAATGGATGAATATGGTTTGTTAGTTCCTACGTCTACGTTAAAAACTATAGCTGAAGGTATATATGAAAATCATAGTATAGCTAACCAGTTAAAAAAGTTTAATGTAGATTTTGTTGGATTTAATAAAAAAACATTAAATACGCATCAAAAAAAATATACACAAAACCAAGATATTTTGTGGGAAACTTCAGTATTACGTCATGTATTAGGTAGTGAAAACTTAGGTCCTAAAGGTAATAACACGTTACCGCAAGAACGTATAGAGCTTCAGCAGCGTTTAAAAAAAGCTGAAGATAAGTTAGCAAAAATTAAAGGTAGGTTATACTACACAGATAAGAATGGAGATCAAAAATTTGTATCTCCTACAGAATATGTTGAGCACATGCAAAACAATGTAATACAACCTGTGATGGATTTTGCTTTAAAAACTTTTATAGAAAGTAACATTAAAAATATAGAAAAAACATTTGATGGTACTATATACGACAAAGTTTACACTCCCCCTAAAACGTATGCTCCTAGTAATCCCTTGTATTACCAGCAGCGTTTAATGGAATTGTTCTATAATAAAGAAGGTATTATAAGTCCTAATAGACTAATAATGTTTGACAAAGCTGTTAAGTTAAAACAAGATACTGTATCTGGTTCAGAAATATTACGTACTCATTTTCATTTAGATGACATAGCATTTATTAAACATTCGTTAAACGTTCGTCAAAACTTACACGATAAATATTCTATATATTTAAATAAATCTGGTGAGATAGATTGGAAGACTGTAGATAAATTGTTAGTAGAAGGAAGTAAAAGCGTTACAGTCGGTGAAGTTATTAGACAAGAGTTAGTTACTATACAATCTAAGTTAGACGCTAGACAACTAGAGGTAGGTAAATTTAAAGAACAAGATGAATCATCACGTTTCTGGCCTTATATGGGTTCATTTGATGTTAAAGAAAATGTAAACAATATTAAGACTAATTATTTAGCAGAAGAAAAAGCACGTATTATGGCTAAAACAGCAGATCAATTGTTAAACAAAGAACACCAAGAAGATATAAATAATGGTATTATACTATTAGAAGATGCAAAATTAGCTGAATACACTAATTTAAAAAACAAGATAGAAAAAACTAATAAGTATGAAAATCCATGGTCCGATCCTGATGCTGTAGATTTTATGAATCAAGCTACATCTAGAAAAGGTAAAATTATATATGCTGGACAATCACTATCTACACACGCTAGATCGAGATTAGAAAGAGCGTTACCTTTCTTTAGAACGGATGGTAATGTTCCCTTAGAATATATGGATAGTATGTCAAGAGGATTAACACAAAACATATCTGCTATATATTCTAGAGTTTATTTAGATAAGTTTTTAGAGCAAGGTAGACAAAACGAAACAATGAAAGATGTTATAGAACAATGGCATTCTGCTTTATTAGATTTTTCTAAAGGTTACATGGGACAACCTTCTACTAGAAATATAGAAATACATGGTTTTAATAGAACTGATTACAAATTATTAACAGAATGGAAAGCAGCCAAGTATGACCAATCTTGGAAATCTGGTAAATTAAATAATGTACAAAAGAAATTATTGTTAGATATAGAAGCTGCAGCTATGCCTACATATTCAGAACAACGTGCAAAGAAAAGAGAACTACTTCGTAACCAACTTAAGCAGCATGGTAAGAAAATTAGAGGTATGCAACAAGAGCAACGCAATACTTTTTTTGCAGAAACTATAGGTCCTGAAATTAAAGAAGTTTATAACAAGTGGTCTGCTAAAGAACAGAAATCTAATCTAGACAATCTTATAACGAAAGATAATATAGACAAATTAAATATTAATTATACACCTAGACAATGGTATAGTGATGAATCGGTAGGAAATGTTTTATTAAAACTAGAAGGTAATGTCAATAAGGTTTATGGTAAAGTTACTAAGTCTTTATTAGGTAAAGAAAAACAAATGTTTGAAACATTACCAGAAGATCCAAGACTTAGACATAAGTCTATGGTAGAGATGGCGCAATACATAAGTGATTTAGAAGGTAAGTTTGAAGTGTTTAGTTTGCTGTTTCACCCTAAGGCTGCTATAACTAATACGTACGGTGGTTATCAAAACATCATAACTGATTCTGGTTTTACGCATTTTGTTAACGCATTTAACGAAAGTTACTTAGTAGAAAAAGTGTTTGCTGGTAAGAAGTTTAGAATATACGATCCAAAAACTAGAACATATCAGGACAAAGAATTAAAATCTAAAGAAGACATATATGTAATGATAGATAGTTTAGGTTTGTTAGAAGGTAACTTATTGCAAGAATTAACTTATTTACAAGCTAAAGAACCAGCTAATGTTAAAAAGTTTTTATCAGAACTAGTTTCAAGAGTTAATCAAAACGTTAAAACTAATAGTCTATTTGGTAATTCTAAAGAAGTAAACAAACAAAATGAAGCTTTTGTTAAAGAAACTGTAGCAGAACTAGCTAAAAAACATAACGTAGGTGCTACTGCTATGGACATTGGTAGTGCTTTTATGTCTGTTACTGAAAAACATTTAAGACGTATTGCATTCTTATCACACTATCTAAAAGGAAGAGAGTTGTATGCTGATACTAAAGGTAATATAAAAGTTACAGATGAGTTTTTAGTTAAAGGTGCTAAAAAAGGCGTAGAAGGATCTCAGTTTATTTACCACGCTACATATAGACCTAACTTTAGTAATACGTCGTTTGGTCGTATTATGACACGTTTCCAACCTTACATGTGGAGTAGTATAAGACGTAGAAAAACTATGTTTGAAGATATGATGGCGGTAGAAGGACATCCTAATTTTGAGGTTACTAAAAGGTTTGAAAGACAAATTGCTAATGATGCTATGACTATGGCATTGGCTAGTGTATTTGCTTTTAGTATATTTGAGTATGCTTTATCACCACCTATGAATATGTTTAAAGATACGGCTGAGTTTTTATTTGGTGACGAAGAGACTAGAAAAAGAGCTTTCTTCAATCAATACCCTATACAAGCTATGGCACCCTTACAGATTGTAACTCCACCAGCAGCAAGGTTTGTTATGCCACATATTAATGCTTTAGTAAATGGTAACTATGAAGCGTTTAGACAGTATACAGCTTGGACGTATCTACCTGGTGGTAGATTAATGCGTGATATATATAAAACATCACAAAAACCAAATTACTGGATGGAATACTCTACTGGTATACCACGTAATAATATGAAGTGGTATAGACAAAGACTTGAAAGAGAAGAGCGTAATAGAGATATTATGCTAGAAAACTTAGGCGATGAATAACATATGTTTTATCTAGCGTTATTTTTTAGAAAGCTTTTCCAATAAAATTTCCGACTCTTCCTTCTTTGAAGTCAGAAATTTTATTGCTTTTTTAGTTAGTTTTTTTATCTCATTTATTTCTTTTCTAATCATTTCTATTTCCATTCTCTTTTTTTCATCATTCATAATTTATCCTTTCAATATATTAAGATGCCCTACATACTTTAGATGCATATCTATCGACTAAGAAGATATGTTTTTAGTAGCCAACCAATCGTTTTCGTATTTACACGGTTATTTTTCGCCGTGGTAAGGCATCTTAACATTTTATTATTTATACTTTGTGACAGTCACAATTTCCTGGACCTGGGCGTCCAGTCATGTCATGATAATCTTCTGACTTTCTAAGAACTTCTAAGTCATTAGGTGTATCTACACTTTCATCTTGTAAATCTTGTAACCATTCTTTATCATCTTGATGTTGTATGATTTTAGCAGCTAACGACATTATTGCAGCTACTTCTTCTTTACTCATGTTCATTTTTGTATTCCTTTTCTATTTTAATTAATCTGATCCATTCTGTATATGGTATTATTGCTAGTGCTTCTTTTCTATCCATACGTGTAACCACTAAGTCAACATCTTCGGCGTGAAACTTAGGATATAACCATTGCGCAATCTTCTTTTTCATTTTAGCTTGGACTGCATATCCTTCTACCAAACAATCAACTTGTTCAGATTTACCTAATGCTAAACCGTTTGAGGCATAGGCCCTCTTTGCAGAGAGCCCTTCCTCTTTAGCGATATTAACACATTCTCTTTCAAGATTGTTACCACGTATTTTATTTCTATGCGTCACTTATATTAGGATTCTGATCCATCTCAAAGATGTTAAAATCCTCCTTATATTGTTCTAACGCCTCTGGAGATTCATCCCACATTCTAATTCCTGTGGAAAATTCCATTGGTCCTACACGAAAGTCAAACCACAGATGATTACCAAAATTACTATCCATTCTAGTTGACATGTTAAAGATCTTGAACAATCTTAAATGTCCTTTCTGGATATTATTTTTATCTGAATATGTTGCTTTCGCTATTGTACTTAGTTTAACCATTATTACTCCTTAATTGGTTGAATTGCATTGTGTTGGTGTCAAATGTTGCAGTCATTTCAAACTTACCTTCGTCACGTGATTTTACTGAAGTAATTAAACGCAGTTTATCATCACGATTACCTTTGATAAGTATTACTTTATCTGCTTTTTGTACTACATTTGATGAACCTTTTAACGAATGCAAATTAATTACGTTATTACTAGCAGACGATTTGTTTAAGTGATGAATTGCAATTATAATTATATTTGTTTTCTGTGCTATTTGTTTTAACGCACCTATAACTACATTTTGCTTTTCTATTTCACCTTTAACAAAGTCTACTTGTACTTCATCTGTTGTATCTACTACTAACACTTTCGGTGCGTATTCTGATACAACTTTCTTAATTGAGTCTATTCTAGGTGCAATTGTCATAACTTGCACGTGATCTAGTTCGTCTTTAAGAGTAAAGTCTGGATTAGTTTTATATTGTTCATTAATCCATTCTTTGTCTTTACCCATAGCTATTTGACCAAACCTTCTGAATATTAACTGTTCATTCATCTCTAAAGATAAAAACAATGTATGCTGCTTAGCTTTTACAATTATGTCTTGTATAAAAGCTGTTTTACCTAAACCCGTGTCTCCAGAAAATACTATTAATTCTCCTGGTTTAAGGTTGTAAGTATTACATCCATAGATTTTGCTTAATTCGATAGAGTTCTGACTCATGGTATTTATAAGGTAATCTCTTAACGAATCTTCCAACTCGTTAACACCTTTAATATCTAACTTATAGTCTTTACGTTTATAGTAAACACATTTAGTATCACAATATTCTGCCATAATATGATCATCGCAGCCATATTGATAATTACCATCATACACATTCTTAACAGTTCTAGTCACTTCATCTTCACTCATTTGACTATCACTCCAGGTATGCATACCATTTAATGCAACAATAAAAGGCACACCAGCACGTTTATATGTACTGGTCATGCGCATCATTTTGTTGTTTCTTGCTCCAATATGTGGACCTTCATTAAATATATGCTGCATACACGATACTACACTTGTAACTTCTGTATTTTTCTTTGTTAAGTTACTTTTAGTAGCTATTGTTGGTGATGCAATTACCATAGATTGTAAGTAAGGTTCTACATCAGGTGTTTTATGTAAAGTCTCAAAGAAGTTCTCTGAATCTTTATCTACCCACTTCATGTAGTTTTGTTTATTTGAAGCATAATATTCAAGATCACTGAAAGATATATCACCTATTTGTGATAAAGGTATCCATATTTTATGTAACTGTGTTTTAGGATTTAACGACCACTTAGTTCTGATGATCCTCGTTTTATCATAGATTGAGTCTGCAAAATCAAAATGCTTATTCATAGTAAGTCTTAACTTATCATGAAGCGTTTTACTTTGCTGCAATCCAAACACGTTTTTCATTTCTATATGAAAACCACTACCACTAAACCATAGGTTGATATCTTCTTCCATTACACCTTTATCGAATATTTCAGATAAACACGCTTGAATATATCCTATTAATTGATCACTAGGTATTTCACCTTTGTCAATATCTAATATGATATAATCCAATGCACAAGAACCTTCATAACCTTTTACAGTATGTGTTTTTGTTACGTGTTCATTGAAACTTTCGTCAAACACAAAATAAGAACGATACATCTCTTTGTTCCATGAATGTTTTAATACAATATTTGTATATTCATCCGTAGAAACAACACTATTACGATTAGATATACTATCTAATACTATTTCGACATAGCATTCCGAAGAATTGCTACTGTCTCCTCGTTGTACTTCTTCGTGTTTATTACCGACCATCCTTTTACCTTTTTCTGTGTATTGTGTTTAATTTCTGTACATAAAAGATCTAAACTATCAAATAATTGAGGATTTACTCTCAATTCTCTCCATAGTCTAGAGTATGTACTAGCTGTGTGTATTTTACCATATTTTAATTTTCCATATAATGGAACATTCAGTTCAATGTCATATGAGTAAAATTGATTCATTTCTCCTGGATTATCTGCTTTTTCTGATACCCAGTTAAGTAAGATTGTTTTAGCTGTCACTAAAACGGTAGGTCTTCTGCTGCTACAACACTAGGTACTGGTTGAACTGCACCAGTTTCTTTTTTGTAGTTTTTAGGATAACCTTTACTTAGTTGTGTTTCAAAGTCCTTGCCTAGTTCATCTGTTTCTGTCCATGAACTTACATTAGACCATATAGCACGTTTGTATTTACCAGTTGAAGGATAACTTAGACAAGCTATTTGTTTATTAGCTAGATCTTTTAGGTTAATATCACCTGTGTCTGTTATATCCAAATCAACATTAGCTGCTAGAAACAATGTATTAACTAAATCTGGAAATTTCAATTCCGTTACTACATCGTGTATGTCTTTAACATAGTTTTGATTCATAAACATTGTATATTTATAACCATTACTATTGTCTTCTAACTCTAGTTTAACTGTTGTGTCACTGTATTGTGACTCTATTTGTTCTGCATTGGTAATATAACACTTGTTAATGTAATATTTATCACTACCTCCACCAGAACTTTTTACTTTAGTACCCGTAATAGCCATTATTTCTCTCCTTGTTGCATTGGTTCTTCACCAGCTGTGTGTTTAGATGTAAGATGTTCGTTTTTGATACTTTGTAATTCAATAGCATCATCTTCTTTCATCTTCTTTAATAACTCTTTAAAGTGCGTTAAGGCTCTTGTTACTTTAACTTTAGTGTCGTAGTAACCTGTGCCACGTTTCTTTAAATAAGCTATATGCTGTTCTTTTGTTAACAACGTATGTTTTAAACAATCATCAGCGTAATCGTCTATTTCTTCCAATGATTTAATAGTTGGATTAACGACTTTTTGCTTAGCTTGTGCGTTCTCAACTTCTTCACGAGAAGCGATTGAATGATCAACGCCATAACCTGCAAAGGCAAGGGCCCTACCCACCGCACTCGTTTCGCCATTTTCCAAAGCACTTGTCTTATTAACAAACCCAGTATTATCTCTTTCAGCCGCATATCCTGTGTAGTATACTTCTGGTTCTGATAACGGATCTGGCGTGATGACCGCTTTGACGATGTATTCATTACATGTTTCTCCTGTTGCTGTATCTTTAATCGGTTGTACGTTTACTAGTTCTGTTCTAATTTGACATTTTGGCATATCATCATGTATCATTAGAACACGATCTTTGACTAACGCATAGTCTTTTACATTAAATCCCATAGATTTTCTCCTTATGGTTGGTTAGCTTGAACAAAGAATCTAATATAATCAGACTCTTTATTCAAGTGTTTTTGTTTTTATTCAGACAGAATTATACATTCTGTAAGCTTGTTGTGTAATGTTTAGAGTATTCACTTAAAGTCATTTTTGGTTTAAAATATTTATCACGTTCTATGCTTAAACCATAAGGTAACCTAATAGCTTTAACTTCTTGCATATCTACGTATCCATATTCTACTACACCCATGCCTAAGTCACATAAGCCGAACATTATACCCGTTTTCTTATCATGTTCCGTTATAAGCCATGTAGCTGCACCACAAGGATTAAACAATCTTAGATAAGGTTTTCGTTTATATTCTTTCATAGTTAGATTTTTATCTAATTTATTTTGAATATCTTTAGTAATTAATTTCATTTGTTAACTCCTTTCAAGTCTTGAAATTGAATTATATCTATTACGCCTACTGGTAATATACCATGAGTAGCATTTTGTGGACCAGTTGGTTGATTTGAACTCCAATGTAATGCTCCAGGATTGTTACCTTCATCATCTGATGATAAGAAAAACGCTATATTATCTTCAGTTGTAAAGACTAAACCCGTTTGTGAGTCATCATCATCTGGATCCCATTGTTGCCAACCTACATTTATTATCTTTTTACCAAATAACATGTCTTTTGCATAATCATACCAGTACTGTTCTCTTTTTAGTATTTCTTTTTTATTCACGATCGACTCCCGTCCATTATTTTAAATATTTTATCTTTGTTACCGTTACATTCTTCAAATAGTATTTCATGCCATTCAAATTCTGTAACTGGTCGTTCAAAATCGTTGCAACAATTTGATGCATACTCGTCTGTAGTTGTTTCTTTAATTTCGTAGTCTTGCTTGCCAGTATTCATATTAATAAATACTTTTTCATATACTTCGTCGTGACCACAATAATTACATACGTACGTATCTTTTACTTTTGGGCTCCATTTACCTGTTTTTACTTCCTGTTCTATATTTTTAGGTATTGGACCTTCATCGGTTATTTTCTTTCTATTTTCCATTACGTTTTCTCCTTATACTGCTTATATTATTAAAATACATAAATTCAAATCCTAATTCATTTAATTTATCTATTATTTTTCCTATTTTTTCTTGTAATTCAAATGCTTTTTCAGCTTTACTCATTTTGCGTCCTCCTCTTTGACGTAATATTGCATAATCCATTGTTTATGTTTTCTATGATGTCTTATTGGTACTCCTTGAAATATGTACCACGCTCTACCGTACTTACTAGCAAATTCTTCAGCACGTTCTATAGCTTCGGGACTCCAAGGTTTTATGAATGTCATTTCTTTCATTCTTTCTTGAATTGTATCAGTAGACTTGACATTTCTAATTTGCCAAGCCTTTTCACGATTATTCAAAACTAACTCCAGCCTAAATCTTTAAGACCTAAGTCTTTTATAGCTTTTTTAGCTTCTTCTTCGCCGTGTATTTTATGAATTTGACCTAACACTAAACCAATTATGTTATGCGAATAAGGTTTTTCATCAATAGAACCTTTTAATACATTTATTTCCGATCTTAACTCTGGTAATGATTTATCTAGTACTTTACTCATTTTTTCCTCGTTTCTTTTATTTTGATTAATAGTGGTGTTGCTAACTCTTCTAATTCATTAAGATTTAACCAACCACCAGATTTAAAGTTTTCACTTGCTTTCCAATCAGCATAAGCTTTATAGCCTAATATTGTTTCTACTTGATCTAAATTCGGTGTTTTTATATCATTTCCTTCTTTACGCCATTCCATTTATTTCTCCTTTATGTTTATATAATATAATGCAGTAATCGTCTGTAGCTGTGCACATCTCCATATTCGGGTAACCACGACAATGCTGATATTATCCCAATCATTAATAATCCTAATCGATAGGATTAAAACATTTACTACTGCATTATAATTTACATT